CCCAACCTTGCCCGTCATCTCGCGGTCTTACGTGGATACAGAGTTTCATGGCTTGTTAAATTCTCCCGTTGTTAACTTCGCGGATTCAAACGAATCCCTTCCCGCGCTTGGCCTTGTGCTGTTGCTGCCGTTTTGCGACGAGCCGTAAGGCGTTGCGGTTGGAGTAGGCCAAGACGAAGACCCGCTCGCGCTTGTGCGGGGCCCCGATATCTGAAGCGCGGAGAGTGCACGCTGCAGCTCGGTAGCCGAGGGCTTCAAGGCTTCGCGCGACCACGGGGAGCGCTTGCTTGATGGCCCCGCCGACGTTCTCCCAGACGACCCACGCGGGCTGCGCTTCTTCGATGATGCGCCTCTGCTGCCACCAAAGGCCGCTGCGGGCTCCATCGAGACCAGCGCGAGCGCCGGCGACTGAGAGGTCTTGGCAGGGGCTGCCGCCAGCGACGCAATCCACAATGCCGCGCCACGCTGCGCCCTCCAGGGTGCGCACGTCAGCCCAGATAGGGCCCTCGCCCAGGGCTCCGTCTGCCATTCGACAAGCAAGCACGGCAGCTGCGAAAGGGTCTGCTTCGCAGTAGCCCACTGCTCTTGCTCCAAACGCCAGCTCAAGCCCGAGGTCGAGGCCGCCGTAGCCGCTGAAGAGAGAAAGCACTCGCGAGGGAGGTAGAGCCACATTCAAGCGGCCCTCCCGGCCTTGGCCTCACGGTCGATGGCCTTCTCGAGCAGCGCGCAGAGCGAAGACTCTTCGAGGGCCAGGCCCCTGAACTGCAGGTCGAGCTCGTCGGCCCCCTCTTTGTCGAGCAGGTGCCGGTGCATCGAGCTTGCGAGCCGCACGTGCGTCATGGCAGCGCGCACGTTGCGCAAGGCATGCGACAGGCGCTCGCTGTGGCTGAGGTAAGGGGGTGGCTTTTCGCCCGGGGCGACGTGATGGCGCGTCATAGAGGCCACCTGAAGCTGCGGGCACCACACCCGTTGCACTGCCACTCATGGGCGTTGCTGGGCCCGAGCCGAAGCCATTGGTGGCCAAACCAGCGGCAGACGAACCGACGAAGCCGCTTCATCGGCGCACCCAAATCGCGTTGGCGGTTGTTGGGTAGAGGTAGCAGCAGCTCGCGCAGTAGCCGTTGTGGTTGATTGAGGCGCGCGACTTGGCACTCCCGCAGCGCACGCACTGTGCGACTGGCTCAGGCTCGGTGACCCGCAAGCGCTCGACTGGCTGCGAACCATGGGCAGGGTAAAGGGGCTCAAGCATTTAGCTGGCCCTCCGAGCGAAGCGTGACGCCTCAAACGCCCCGCCACGGCTCATCACCTTGCCCGCGTAAGCGAGCGCCGAGTGCCCAGCGGGCTGCAGCCGGCCTTCGAGCTCGAGGGCCCTGAGGTACTCACGACCCCCTGCGGTCTCGAGGTCTCCCTCACGAGCGAGCAGATTCACGACGTCGAGGCTCGTCGCGCCGGCGCCGAGATCGGCCATCGCCTGAAAGATGACCCGGTGAGCCGGGTTCGAAAGGTGGTGAGGTCGAAGGCCGGCACCGACCACCGCCGCAACGTCAGCGGGGGTGGCGACCAGGCCAGCGAGCAACGCCCGTTCTGCGGCAAGGTCGCTCATCGCTTGAGCCCCCGAATGCCGTCGCGGTACTCAATGACAGCACCCATCGCCCCAGAGCCAGGCGCGCCCGCCTGCCGCTCGGCGTCAGAAGCCGGGTTGACCGACTCATGAAACTGCGCCGCTTCTTCGAGAGCGGCATTGCGAGCCACTTGGTCTGCAGCGCGGGCGCCGAAGACATAGTTTCGGTGTTCGAGCAGCGCATCGATGAGGCGGTCGAGGGTGTCGGCCCCCTTGAACCGCCAAGCGATTCGACCAAACGAGGTAATGCCGTGGAGGTGCACCTGCGTGACGGGGGCGTTCCTTGTTCCCGGGGGCGATGGCGACCACGAGAACACGTCAAAGCCGTCGGGCCGACCTTCGTAGTATTCCGGCGCCGCTGGCCACCCTTTCGTGTAGCCGCTCATTGGGCCACCCCGCCAGAAGCGAGAAGACCCTGCCGGATTTCTGCCAAACTGTGGACACTCGGGGGTGCGTGACGGCCACCGTGGAGACTTGGGGCATTTCTGAAGGGCTCGAAAAGACTACTGAGCACCACAGTTGAAGCCGGTAGAAACGGGGTGACTTGGCTACCGAGACGGCCTCCGAAGCCGAGGGTCGGGGGTTCGAATCCCTCTGGCCGCACTAGAATTCTCGTCGTGCTCTTCATGGTTTGCGCCCTCCCTTGTTGGTGCTGTTGAGTCGTCGGTGCCGCTGCCCTGCCGGATTTCTGCCGCGTTTTCTCGCCCCGCCAGCCATGCGACGAACTGCCGCACGAGCTCTGGTGTGGCCCGCGGGCGCACTCCCTCAAGGCCCTTGAGCCCTTCGCGCAGGTCGTCGACCAGCAGGTGCCCGTAGGTGCCCGTGGTGGTGGTGATGCTGGCGTGCCGCATGATGCGCTGAACCCTGTGGGCATCGACCCCGCTGCGGAGCAACACGGTCGCGGTGGTGTGCCGCAGGTCGTGAAAGCGAAGGTGCCTAGGCACGGCAGTCACCCACAGGCGCCGGCCGGGGTGGCGGGCGCACGAGACCTCAAACGCTTTTTCTTGTGTGGCGTGCAGTTGCTCGACGTCGACGAGCTGCTCGCGGCCCTCGTGGGTGCACCAGCGGCAGGTGACCCGGTAGCCGTCGACAATGCCAGCGAGCTTCAACGCGGTGCGCAAGCGCAGGTGAGGGTCGCACTCTGGCCCCCGTGGGTGCCCCTTGGCGTCGGGGAACAGGTAGGGGCCGGGGGTGGCGAGGCCTTGGTCAATGTAGGGCCGTAGCTGCGGGGGAATGGGCAGCATGTCGTCGTGCCCGCCTTTGGTGCCCGCTCGCTCGTAGCTGTGCCGCACGTACACCGTGAGGTGGTCGAGGTCGACGTCGGCCTTTCGGAGCCCAGCGATCTCGCCCTTGCGTAGGCCCAGGTAGACCGCGCACGCAAAGAAGGGCCGCCATTCGGGGGCAACGAAGCGCAGCATCACCGGCACTTCGTCGGCCGACAGCGTCGCGAAGTGTCGCTTTGGCACCCGGCGGGGCTCAGTCTCTTTGACGGGGTTGGGTCCACTGAAGGCGTCGGCCTTTCGAGCAGCCTCAAACACGGCGCGCAGCTTGGCGCGCACGTGATTCACAGAGGCGGGCGCCAAGCCCGAGGCCTCAAGGTCGTCGAGGTGGTCGGCGACGTCGAGCTTGCGCACCTTCGAAGCGCGCATCGACCCGAGTCTTGAGCCCTTAACGTGCTTGGTGAGCCGCACGAGTTCGCGATCGTGGCTCGCCTCGGGGCACCGGTGCCTGAGCCACCACTCGCAGAGATCCCACACCGACACCTTCGTCGAGACCGCAGCAGCTTCAAGACCGAGGGCCCGCCGGCGCGACGTCGTCACGAGCTCGGCGAGCAGCTCTTCGGCCGCTGCTTTCGTGGTGACGCTCGAGCCGAGCGAGCGCCGCTGCCGCCGCCCGGTCTCGTCTACCCAGTCGACGAGCCACCGCCCGTTGCTTTGTCGGCGAACCTTGCTCACCGGTCACCCCGAAGGCTGATGACGTTGGCGTGCTGCGGCCGCTGTGCCGCAACCCAGGCTCGCACCTCAGCGGGCACAAAGCGAACGGTCTGCCCACCGAACCGGCGGCACGGCAGCTCGCCGCGAGCGGCCAGCTTGTAGACGGCGCTCTTGGTGATTTGCAGATAGGCGGCGACCTGTTCGGCGCGCCACAGCTGCTCGAAGTTGGCCTCTAACTGCGATGTCGCTGGGCTCATGCTGCCGACCTTTCAATCTGAGCCAACAGGCGACGCTCAAGCCCGGGGGTGAGCTCCCAGAGGCCAAGCCGCCCTTGGCATTCAATCGGCTTATGAAGTGCTACGGGCTCGGCAAGGAGCCACCCCAGAGGGCCGCGCCACCACCTGACATCGAAGCCGCGCGCCCGTGCCTGCTCTGGGCTCGTCGCCACACCGACGACCGTCACCACCCCTACGATGCCCGTGGCGAACATGCCGAAACGCTTCGAGAGCGCGCCTCGCTCAACCTCTCGCAGGTCGTACCGGTCGCCGTGGGCCCCGAGAATCGCCTCGGCGCCGCTCTGGTCGTTCCCCTGCCCGGCATGAATCGCCAGCCGCTGACCGAGCAGCGCCGGCGGTGGCGCCCAAGTGCGGTTCTCGATGCGTTTCCCCTCGCAGAAGATCGCCCAAGGCCAAGGCCGTCGAAGTGTGAGCGCTTTCATGCGGCACCCAGGGTGCGGCGCACCCATGCACAGAGGTGCAGCTTGACGCCGCACGCCTTCGGGCCAATCTCAGCCACATGCGCTACCTGCTTCTCGTCTTGCTGCTCGGTGCCTGCTCGACCGGCCCCTTCTGTTCTCCAGAAACATGCGAGGGCTGCTGCCTCGGCGACGTCTGCCAGACGGGTTCGAGCGAAACCGCCTGCGGCGCGGGCGGGGTGGCCTGCGTTACGTGTGGCGCCAATCAAGCCTGCAACAGCACCGCGTTTCGCGCGGTCGCCCCATGCATCACGCTGTGTGGTCCAGCGAACTGCGCCGGGTGCTGTGTCGGCGACACCTGCCGGGCCGGTAGCGCGGCAAACCAATGCGGCGCAGAGGGGGCCGCTTGCGTCGACTGCTCGGCGAGCGGCAGGGCCTGCTCGGCCGGGTCGTGCCGCTAACGGCGCCGCGTCACTTTGCGGGCACCTCCAGAAAACGCCCCCCGCCTCTGCTGCTTCTGCTTCGACTCGTACAAGACTGCCCCCGGTTGACCCAACCCCGCTGGTAGCGGCGCGCGTTAGCACGAAGACACACGTGCAGAAAAACAGGGCCCTGTTGATTTCCATGATTCTGTAGGTTCTCCGCTTATTCGGGCTTCGACTGCCCAGCTCTGACGGCCTCTATCTGCTGCTTGCGACCCTCTTCGGTCTCAAGCCAGCCGCCAAACTTGGCCAGCAACACATCGATGCCCGCGAGCAATGCCTCTTCGACCACGTAGCTGCGATTGATTCGCCCAATCACCTTGGCGTCCTCCCCGGTCGAAGCGGCAAGGGCCTGAGCCAGCTTGGCGTAGTGGTCGAGCTTCCGAACAATTCGAATATCGACCCGCGCGCTTACTGGCTCTTTGCCCGCAGAAGGCAGGCGCACTGAAGACGTACTCACCATGTCTTCAGACACTCCCACGCTCGCCCTCACATTTCCACCGTCCATGACCCTATTTAGCTCCGAATGCATACACTCTGCACCCGACGGGTCTTGATGTCAACGACAAAAACGTATACACTTCGAAGTCGATGGCGGTGACCAACGGAACAAAGACTGCCGCCACCTCGCGCCCGTCGGCGCCACCCCCCGCCGACGGCGCGCGAGACCTTTTTCCCGCAACCGGAGGCCAAACCATGAGCGCAGTCATTCCCCTCGTACGCACTGCAGCACTTCAGCCAGAATTCTGCGACCCGTTCATCGAGAACGTTCGGGCCGCCTACCGCAACGCACTTGAGGCAGCTGCCGCTGGTGACGGCAAGGCAATGGCGCAGGCGCGTGTCGACTACCACCTGGCGGTGATGGCGATGGCTGCAGACCACCTTGCCCGCCTCGATGTCGTCGAGGGCAAGCGATGATTCCGTATCTCTCCGGGTGGGCATTGCTGTGGCGGCTCTTGCGAGGGGGTCGCCTGTCATAAAGATGCCCCTCCGGTTGCCTATGCTGCCCATGGCAACCGTCCATCAAAACGCACCACATCAGTGCGGAAAAACGGACCCTGGCGATGGGTCCACACGCACACGACCGGCACGCCGTCGCGCGTGAGAACGTCGCGCAGCTCCTCGGCTGCATAGTGCCGCACACTCGGCCGTTCGTCTGATACCGGGGCGCCTCAAGCGCGACGACCAGTTCGTGATTCTCGATGACGCGCGGCCCGAACTCTCTCGGGTCGAAGGTTCGTCGCTTTCGCATGGCCGCCTGCAGTGCAGCCTATGTGCCGGACACCGACCTCAGCGGAACAGCTGAGCTCTGAGCACCCACCCGAAATACACGCCACCGGCCAGAGCCACGCTCGCAGACACGAGCAGGGCGATGATTGCCGCCTTGGAAAGCAACGGGGCTGGCTCAGCAGCCTCTCGTGCAGATTCGCAAGTCGCGAGAAGACAGGCGTTTCGACTGGCCCGCGCCGGCGACAGCAGCCACGAACCCCCGTCGAGCTCCTGCGGCGCGTCAGCAGCTGGGCAGGCGTCGTAGATGTCGGCGCCGAACCTCACCCCGCCGTCGCTCGCGAATGCCGCAATGGGTGCCAGCAAAAGAAAGGCGGCGGTTCTCAGCGGAGGTACGCGCTGACTCTTAACGGGCACCGACCGCTGGCCCGCTTGCCTCCCTTGGGGCTTCATGCCGCGCGCCCCACTGGGCCAGCAAGACCCTTCGCCTTGAGTGTGTTTGCCTTCACTGCGGCCCGTTCCGCAGGCCCCTCGTACCCCCACACTCGGCAATGCACCCAGAACAGCCGAAGCCAGTGAATCGCACTCGGCCGGTTATGTGTCTTGTCGTCGTCGCACTTCAGGCACAGCGCCCAACAGGTATCGACAGCGGTGGGCGCCTTCGCTCGACCGAACATGTGGTCGAGGTGCCCAGATTCGCCCAGTTGGCGCTTGCACGCCTCGCACTTGCCGCGGGCGCGCTCGAACACCTGTGCGCGCACCTCGCGGGTGAGCTCGCGCTTTGCGTGCGGCGAAAGCTTCATGCGCCGAGCGTCGGGCCCGGGTTTTCGGCAGCTGCAGCACCCGCCGCCTTCACCTCGAGCACCTTCTTGACCATCACGAACTGACCAATGGCAGCGAAACCAGGCTTCAGGGCACCGAGAACGAAGGCGAGGTCAATGGGGCGCTTGGCGACGAGCGCCTCGACGACTCCGGTGAGCACAGAGAGCACGAGCGGCAGGGCCACTGACACCACCGGGTGAAGCAGAAACGCCCCGAGGGCCGGCACGAACTTCGGGCCGAACGTGCGAATCGCGAAGATGACCCCCATCAGCGCCGTGCCTGCGAGAAGCCACCAGTTTTTGCTCTGAACAGCATCGAGGCCAATGGCTGCAAGCCGGGCAGGGTCGTCTGCAAGTGAGCTCACCTGCTCGGCGACCTCTTGGGCCCAAGCCGAGGCCGAGAAAAGAATCGCGACGAGCGCCACCAGGTTGCCCGCCACAAACGACCGACCGTAACGCTTCAAGATGTGTTGCATGCGTTGTCTCCTATGCGTGAGCGACGAAGGTGATGGGCACCTGCCCGAAGCCAGACTCGAGCAGCCCATGGCTCCAATTGCGGCGGCCCGCCTGAGCACTGAAAAGCGCGCCGTTTACGAGCTGCAGGCAGTTTTCAGCGGTGGGGTAGGGCGACACGGGCGGCATCAGCAGCGCGACGTGCCCCGGCGCGTTGTCGTCGGGGTTTCTCCACCCAGCGACGACCGGCCGACCAACGCACGCCAAGACAGCGGCGAGCTCGCGGGTCACCACACACCACCCGTTGGCTCGGCCCTCTTCGCCCGTGAGCCAGCGCATCTGATAGTTGGCGCGCATCTGCGGCACCTTGCAGCCCAGTGCGGTGGTGACGTCGGTCAGAAAGAAGTTGCAGAAGGTCTCGAGCCGACCATCTCCCGTGAGGTCGCGCGGCTGATACCTCGGCGCAGCGTTCACCTGAAACTGAGCCGCGCACTGAAGCAGCGCCATCGGGTGACGCTGGTTCGGCAGATTTCGCAGCGGGGCGAGAATCGGCACGAGCTCGGCCTTGAGCCAGTCAGGAAAACTCACCGGCGAAGCTCCTGAACGATGAAGCAGATGACCACTACCGCGACCACAAAGAGCATCAGCCCGAGTTCGACCCGCGGCGTCATCGCCCACCGTCCCTTGATGGGGGCTCTGGCACGGGTGGCGGTCGCGACGACTCACTCACTCGTTGCCGGTCGAGTTGCAGCTCGACGAGCTTCTCGACTCGTTCGATCTTCTTGGTGACGTGCTCGATGTCTTCGCGCTGAAACTTTTGCTCTTGCACGACCTCGCGAACGACCTCCTTCGCCTTGGCTTCTGCCCGGCGGTCGAGCCTGTCGACCGCCTGAGCAAATGCTGTGACCGAGCCCACGGCGACCAAACCAATGAGGGTCAGCAACGCCCAAACCCCTTGCTTGGTGATGGCTCGCTTTGCCTCTGCGACAAAGCCCTCGGTTTCGACCTGGGCGATTTTCGACCGGGTCTCGAGCTCCTCTTCGAACTCGCGCCGAAGCTCTTGCGTCACATCGACGAGCTTGCCGTCGACCCATCGGTGCACTCCCGACGGGGTGTCGAGCAGCGGCACCGGCGGTTGCGGCGAGGCCAGAGGTTTAGGGGGGCGGCTCAAGCTTCACCCCCGCGGCTGATGCGCGCTTCTGCTCCGCCCGCATCAGCCAGTTGAGCTTTTTTTCGGTTAGGTCTCTGTGTGCTTGGTTCTTCGTGAGCTCGCCGACCAGGCGCGCGAAGTTGGCCTCGACAACAAAGAAGGCCTTCGCCTGTTCGTCGAACACGGCGCGCAGGGTGGCCACTTCTTCGCCCTGGGCCACCACAAGCTCGGCGAGCTCGGTCACCTTGCGTTCTATTCGAGCAATCGCATCGGCCTGGGCCTGCTGCGTGGCCCCCTGGCGGCGTTGCGTGCGCACGACGTCGATGTGCACGTCGACAGCTCGCGCGAGTTCTTCTTCGTCAACGTCGAACGGTAACGGCTCGTCGCCGTTGCCCTTTCCGCGCCCGTCGAACGAACTGCCGTCACTCACCCGACCAGATTCGGGGTCGGCATTCACACGAAACGACAGCCCGGCTCAGACGACGGGAACGATCAACACCTCAAGGTGTCGGGCGCTGGGGTGGGTGATGACGCCGCTCGAGTCGGTCACCTGAAACTCGGCGAAGAACAGCCCCGCCGTGTCGGTGTGGCCAGATGCCCAGTTGAAACGCACGGTGCCGGTCGTGCGCTCGACCACCGTCGCCGCTGCGTTCACCTTCAGGGCCCCGCCGCTCGCCGCACGCATTCTGAACTGCACCGTCGCGTCGACCGCGAGCACAATCGCATCACCCGCGCTGTCGACGAGCTGCACCTCAAGCACCGGCAGGGTGTCGCCCACCTTCATCGTCACATCAGCCATTTTTAGGTTCCTCCCGTGTTTGTTCGAACAGAGACGCTTGAGCCCCCAGAAGACAGCCGCCGTGGCGCTGCGGCGTTCGACTCGCTCACCACCCCCACCGAGCTCATCGGGCTGGAGCTCGCGACGAGCAGGCTCGCGCTCGATGACGCGAGAGACACTCCCGAGAGCGCCGAAGAGAGCACTCGTTGATAGGCCACCGACGGCAAGCTCGGCGAGGCGCCAATGGCGCCGGCTGCCCTGGCTGCCACCCCGTCGAGCGTCTCGTCGAGCTCGCCGCTGCCCAGAGCTGCCACCGATCCAGTCGCGCTCAGACTCACGGCGCCGAGGGTTCGGCTCAGCGCGCCGGTTACCGTCGAACCGGTGGCGGCCACCGTTACGCCGGCTGCGGTTGAGCTCGTCGAGCCCGCAACGCCGTGAGTCGCGGTGGCGCTGAGGGTTGCCGCAGCAAGCGAGCGCGCCACCGCGCCGGCGATTGAATGCGAGCCGGTTGCGGTCGAGCTCACTCCAGACAGCGTGCGGGAAACAGAGCCGGCCGCTCCGCGCGCTCCGGTGGCCGCCCCTGAGGTCGCCGAGAGCGTGCGCGAGAGCGTGCCGGTCACAACCACGGCGCCGGTAGCGGCGGCCGATACTGAGCTCGCCGGCCGGTTCGCCGTGCCTGCGGCGCCGCGAGCTCCCGCCGCAGAGCAGGAGACGGGCGCGAGGGTCGCCGAGACCGTGCCGGTGACGCTCGTGCTGCTCGCGGTGCCGCTGGCCGAACACGTGACATCTGAAAGCGTGCGCCCGACCGAGCCGGCAGCCCCTCTTGCGCCGGTCGCCGAGCTTGTCGCCGCCGACAGCGTTCGTGAAACAGCGCCGGCGACGCCATGGGCGCCGGTCGCCGAGCTCGTCGCCCCGCCGAGTGTTCTGGCAACCTGCCCAGCAATCGAGTGAGTGCCAGAAGCGGCGGCGGTAGCGCCCGAGAGCGTACGAGAGACCGACCCGGTCACGAGCACGTTGCCCGCAGCGGTCGATGTAGCGCCGTTCAGCGTTCTTGAGACAGAGCCCGCCGCACCCCGAGCGCCCGATGCCGACAGCGATGCACCCGAGAGCGTAGGGCTTACCGACCCGGCAGCCCCTCGAGCGCCCGATGCCGAGCTCGTCACCCCCGACAGCGTTCTGGTGACCGTGCCAGTGACGCCGCTCGTAATGGGCGGCACCTCTTCGGTGGTCCACGAACCCCCGCCGTTGAGCGTCAGGTCGCGATTGTTCGACGACTGGTCGTCGGAGAGCGAAGCCGACAGAGCGTCGCGAAAGGTGAACCACGAATCGATGCTCGTGAGGTCGACGGGAGTGAGCGACCCCGCCTGGGCATCAAAAGCGCTCTGCGACCACGCGGTTCGGTACACCTGCGGCGACCGCATGGTGACGTCACCAGTCTCGCCGAAGCCGTTGCCGCCCAGGTAGAAGGTCCAACCACCACCGACGGGGTTCGTCGACCGCGCGGTCGACGTGTATTCGGTGGTCGAGCCCCCCGTGGTGATGTTCTTCATCCACAGCTTTAGCGTGGTGCCGTTGCTCGAGTAGCCGACCGCGTACCAATCGCCGACGGTCATCGCGGCGCCGGTCACGAAGTTGCTGCCGCCGTCGTAGACGGCGAGCACGTGCGACGACGTGTTATCGGTCTCGATGCCTTGGTAGTCCGACGCGTTGTCGAGAAAGAACAGCGCGTTGAACTGGGCCGCGGAGCTGTTCAGCTTCACGAAGCAGAAGAACGTGATGGCGTTCGACGCGGGCAGGTTCGTCGTGCGCGTCGGTGCGTCAGCCGTCGCGTTGATGCGCGCGCTGCCTTCTCGGTATCCGGTGGCAGTGCTGGTCGCGGCTCCAAGTGTTTTGGCGACCGTGCCCTCAATTCGGACTGAGCCACTCGCCGCAGAGCTCGCACCGGCCAGAGTCTTCGAGACTGTGCCGGTGACGTCAGTCGTGCCGTTGCCGAAGGGCAACGTGGGCGGGCTGTCACTGTATTGGGTCTGCGCCTCGCTAGTGAGGCGCCCGTTGCTGCCTATGCCGATGCGACCGTTCAGCACGGCTCACCACCCGAGTTCGGCTCTTGCTTGCTCCTGCGCTTCGGCCATCTCTGATTCAGCGGCGAGCTTTCTCATGGCGCCCAACGCTTGGCTGGCACGCTCGTCGAGCAAGCGGGTGCTCACGAGAATCGCCTCAAGCTGAAGAACGTCTTGCCGCCGCCCTCCCATTGGTCGGCTGACAAATTCGCCGGCGTCAGCGTCGACTGGCAACACCTCAGCCGCATCGACCACGGCCGAGCCAGAGCCCCTCGAGCACCCCAGAATCAAAGTTGACATAACGCAAATTATGCGAAGCTGTGTCAGAGGGAGATGGGGGTGCGTTGGTGGGCGTTTTTGGGGGTCTTCGTCGATTGCCTGAGCCAGCCTCGCGCTCAGCACTCCCACGTTTTCAAGCGCGGCGACCTTGAGCATCTGGTCACCCGATAGCCGTAACAACCTGCACGTTGTAGTTCGTTGCGGTCGTCGAAGGCTTCATGACCTCAAGCAGCGCAAGCGCGGCGTCGTCGAATACGCGAACGAGGCTCGCTGCAGTATTGAGCCCGTCGACCATGCACACCATGTTGGCCGCTGGGCACGGAACGAAGATCAGCGGGTGCCCAATGACGAAGTTGATAACCCCGGTCGCGACCGCCGCACTGCACTGCATTTGGTCGAGCTTCTGAATGCCCGTGTCACCGCTTGCTAGGGGTGCGAACCACTGCCCGATCGGGTGGTCGAGCCGGCGCACAATCGCGCCAGAGACGCCCGTCAGCGATGGCAAGGTCGCGTTCGTGTTGCCGCTTTGGTCAGTGTAGAGGCACGTGGTCCAGTTGTGTGCCGTGCCCGCGAGAGCGGTGCCGCCTACCTCGACGAAAAGAAAGTTACCCTCGGCACTGTCAGGGTCGCCGCCGGTGGTTCCCTGATACCGAGAGGGCACGCCGGTCACCGCCTCCGTGGCGGTGCTGTTCATTGTCTTGTTGACCTGAAAAATTCGGTCATAAACGAGAATGTTGTTACCGGCGACGCTGGCGTGAGCCCACGCGTTCACGATGTGCTGTGTGCCAGATGCGGGGTTCGTGAAGAGCGGGGCGCCGGTGGTGGCATCAGTCGGCGCATCGCCTCCCGGCGCGTTGGACGCATTCGCACCGGCCGCCGGCTGGTTCGCCAGCCCCCAAAGGCTATTGGTCACGGCCGTGACGCCGGTGGCGCCCGTCTTATTGAAAAAGAAGTCGCGCCGGTTGCCCCCGGCCAAAGCCGCGACCACGCCGTCGAAGTTGGAGATCGCCATGTTGGCGCCCAAGTGATTGCGAGCCAGTTGACGCGCCGCGCTGAGCACGCGGCGGGCGGCGCTCTCGGCGAGGTCGAGCGCCGACACGAAGCCGCCCTCGACAAGCGGACCACGAAAGTCGCCGCCGCCGTGCACGAACACCTTGCCGGGAACGCCACCGACGGCAATCGGCGGCCCGTACCAGGTCCGCATGCGCTCCGAAAGAAGCTCGACCGACTCTCGGCCGAGCCACCTCTCGAGCTTGCCGGCATGTGTGCCCAGCGCCATTTTCAGGCGTTGCCCGCGGTGAGCACGAACGAAGTCACCGCGACCGGGCCGGCCGACACGATGCTCGTCGTGTTGAGGTTGAGGTCGGCGCCGCTCGTGCCAACAGTGCCCTGCACGTAGCAGGTCGAGCCGCCCGAGTCGTAGATGCGAAAGAACGACGCGGTGCCCGTCGCATTCGCGCTCGAGTCTTGCGTGATGCTGTTTGCAGTCAGCTGCCCCGACGAGGCTGCCCCACCAAACGGCGACCCACAGGTGAGCTCGGCGAGAAGCGTGTTGCCTGAGAGCGCCGCGCCTGCGTTGGCTGGCGGGGTTCCGTCGTAAATTCTGAGCAGCGCGCCGTTGCCGACCGCCGTCGTAATCTCATCGAGCTGAGCGTTGCGAACCCCAGTTGAAAGTTGAATGGCCACCGTTTGCCTCCCTTGCTTTCATGAAGCATGGGGGCCGGCATTCACACGAAATCAGAGGGCGTCACTCGCGAACTTCGACGTTTGTGAAGTCGCTCGAGTCTTGGGTGATAGTGCCGCTCCCACTGACACGCCGCCACTGCACAGCCAGCGTGATGTGCCCGGTCTGAACGCACCCGGTCAAAACGCCGACATGCACGACAGTGTGATGCTTGGCCTCGTCGTTCAAATAGAACTGCGTTTCGTCGCTGGTAACCGTGCTTCCATCGGGCATGGTGGCCGACACTCTGAGAGCCGCGGCCGTATTTCCCGCGCCGGCCGACCAGAGACTGGTCGAGACCTGGGCGACCAGTGTTCGCCCCGGAATCGTCTGACGGGCGGTCAACGAGAACATCGTTGCGAACGTCGCGCTGGTGGTAGAGCGCGACGCGCCGGCTTCGCGAACGAACACGGGGTCGGGGGTCAACTTCTCGATTGAAACCGCGTCGATGTGCAACACCATGTCGCCGGCGCTCGCGCGACGAAACCCAATGGCAGCGAAACACACGCCATCGTCCTCGTAGATTTCGTGAACCACGCCGCGGTGGTACCAGGCAGAGTCTGGAACGGTCGCCGCGGTGACCGAGTCGACGACCACCTCGTCGACCTCCACACCGTCGACGTCGTAGAGCTTCAAATAACACTCGACTCCACCGCCACCGCCATCGTTGTTTGTCCACCAGCTGGCCGAGAAAAAGCCCGGAGAGACCACGAACCGATCGCTGATGAGGTCGAAATCGCCGTCGGTAGAGACGCGCAAGCAGCGGTCGCCTGTGAGCACATTGGCGCCCTCGACAACAGTGGGAGCGTCGCCACTAACCACGCTCCAGTGGTCTGGCATTCCGGTTGTGTCGCTTCGTGACTCAAAACCACCGTTGAGCGGGCGTCGACCCCACTCGGGCTCACTGTTCAGGTGCCCGGCCGCTGCTTGTCCGCTCACGAAAGAAACCTCCTCGGTAGCTCCACCGCGAACGATGCGTTCAGCGTTGTGCCCGAACGGCACCGCTTTGGCGTAGTAGGTTTTGCCGGGTATCAAATTGGGCAGTGAGAATGCCTCGACCGCTCCCGCGTGCTTGAGAGTCGAACTATCTGGCGTGAACGACGGCGAATCAGACACGTGAATCTCGTACTTGTAGAAGGGCGCCTTTTTCTGCCGCGCTGGCACGGTCAGCTTGAACTGAGTGCCCCCTACCGACGGCGACGTGTTGAGAGTCGCCTCGCTCCCGGCCAGCAAGGTCGTCTGATGTGTGTCGCGGCCCTTGTGCCGACGGGTGTCTAGGAGAAGGTGTTTGCGGTAGGCGCCGGCAGGTTTGCCGCGGGTGTCGAGATTCGTTCGGCCGGTAGCCCCGTCAAAGCTGTGCTCGTAGCCCACCACCGCAAGCTTCTGCTCGGTCGAGTAGTGGAGCGAGTTGGTCGGGCTGAAGGCATACAGGTCGCCGAGCTCGACGAACGGGAAATATGGGAGGGTCACCGACTGGTCGGCGAGCGGCGTGGCGAGGTCGTCGCGCATCGCGTTGGCGAACGTCTGAGCTTCGGTGCTGGTGTCGATGTTCGATGCTGAGCTCTCGGCGACCTCCATGAATCGACGACCGTAGCGGGTCACCGATGCCGAGTCGGTCGCCTCGTATATCTTGCGGATCGGGTTGTTCTGCGGGTCGAGCGAGCTCGAGTCGCTGTAGATGACCCGAATCACGTTGCGAATGAACGCGATGTCGACCTCGAGCTTGCTGATCTCGAATTTTTCATCTTCGCCGAAGGTACGGTCGGCGGTTGTTTTTGTGCGGTCTGGCACCGTCAGCGTGAGCTTGAAGCTGGTCGTGCCGCTGTCGTAGCGGTAGCGAAGATCGAGCCCTTGCTGATTGGCCAGAGCCTGCAACGCATCCCATAGCGAGACGCGGTCTTGCTTGTACCAGCGGATCGCCCAACCGGGCGACGCGGGCACGCTCAGCGTCGGCGGGCTCGTCAGGTTGTCATTCAAAATCTGCTGCATTACCGCTTCGAGCGTCGTGCCGGCGCTCGTGCTGCCGCTTCCTTGCTCGGTGAAGGTGACGCCGCCACTCGAAACGGTGCTGCCGCTGCCCGTCGGCCAAGTCGGCTCGCTGGTCGCCGAAGTGCCCGCGGTCGTGACCTTGTAGAAATGCCCGTTGCGCTTGCCCTCTGTGGGCATCACGAGCTCGTTGAGCACGTAGGCCGTTGAGGTTTCAAAGATGCGCACACCTTTGGTTGCGTTCACGCCCTGGGCGTACGCGTAGACGCGCTCGGTCTCGATGAAAGTGTCTTGCAGCTTTGCGTGCAGGCCCCTGAACTCGATGGTCATGGGGCTCTGGCCCCAATTCACCTTGTCGATGTAGCCATGGCACACGAGCTGCCAGTCACCAGATACTGGCTCCATTCCATCTGGCACGACCGCGGTTTCGATCTTGAGCTCTCGACCCGGGTCAATCAGCGGCGCCGAGCTCGCCGACGGGTTGAACCCCTTGTTGAGCGGAGAGTCGGCCATCAGCGGCGAGAGCGAGAGCAGTTCAACCTCGCGGGCGAGCGTCACCTCTCCTGCCAGGCCTGGCGAGTCGATGTCTTCTCGCCAGCTTGCGCCGTTCACCAGGTTTTGCCCGGGGTAGGTCGTGAGGTCTCGAAACGTGCCGCCGGAGTCTTTCACCGACACGCGCAGGAGTTCTCGGCGGCCACCGGCAGCGGTGAAAAGCTTGTCATTCGCTGCTGAAATCGTGCGCATTCTTCAACGCTCCATCAGGTCGAACTCGACAGACTGCACGAAGCCAGTCGAGGTCGCCTGCATTGGCATGTTCTGCACCTCGCCGCCGACGGTCACCGACCGCTGGCCGTTCTCGATGCCGAAGCCGCTGGCCGTGAGCAGAGCAAGGGGCCCAAAGGCCGCGCCCGCGTTGGTGATGGCGAGCGGCCAGTCAGACACCATGGGGTAAGGCAGCACGACAAGGTCGTCGTAGTAGGTGGTCGACCCCGCAGCATCGAGCTTCACGGTGCCGGCGCTCGTCGTGACGGTGAGGAATGACGGCGAGGTGTCGACCACCCCGTTCAGGTAGTACACCGTGCCAGCGGCGCTTGACGCCACCGCGTAGTGATTCCATGCGCCCGCGCCGACCTTGCGCCAGAACGCGACCGAGTAGCCGTCGGGGGCTGTGGCTGGCAGGGCAACGAAAGTGATGGTGCCGGTTGTCGCCGTCAGCTGCAGGCCGGCCGAGCCGTACTTTGCGCCCGATGCGTTGTTTGTTGCGCCGCTTGAGGTCGAGGGGCCCAGCCCCTTGGAGCTGTAGAGGTGCGTCTCAAAATCCCAGCTGTGCCCGCGGCCATCAATGAGGCCACGGAACGCGAGCGCGCTCGCGACCGGTAGCAGTTTCGTCGCAAAGCTCCACGTGGCCTTTGAAAAGCGGCGGTGCTCGCGCAACGTGCCGTCGAGCGCGCGCTCTCTGTTGCCACCTCGGTCGACGCCCTGCTTTGCAGTGTCGACACTGATGGGTACCGGTATCCCGCTGAGCTTGAGAAAGTCGGTCATAGGTCAGCCCCCGCCGTCGGTCGGGTTGCCGGTCGTGCGCGTGTTGTTCAACTCCTGCATTTTCTGGAGCAGTGTGTAAGCCGAAGTGCCGGTGATGGCCTGTGCCGTCACCCCGTACTGCGCTTGCGCGGTGGCTCCATACCGCGCCGCCTGCACGCGGTAGCCAGAAGGCACGTTGAGCAGGGCCTCGCTTGCGGCTTTCGCAGACTCGGCGAGCCGCTGGTTCGCTCCAGCGGCTTCGTCAGCTGACACCTTTGCGTCGATCATTGAATCACTGAAGTCGAGGCCAGCGGTCAGCATGTCGATTGACTGCTGCTTGAGCCCGCTGTTGTCCCACTTCACCTTTGCGACCTCCTTCGCTGCGTCGTTCAGATTGAGCGACACCAGCAAGTTCCAGATTGCATCGATGATCCAGTTCCAGACGTCGCCCATGCCGGCCACCGAAGCGAGCACTAGCCCGAGGATCTTGCCGATGACCCACGCGATGATCTTGATGATGTAGCCGAACAAACTGAGCCTCTTGTGCAGCTCAAAGAGAGGCTTGAGCACTTCGCCGATGCCCTTCAAGAACTGGCCAATGGAAACGAAGATCGGCGCGATGTTCGAAAAAATGTCGCCGATGAGCATCAAGATCGGGTTGAGAACCGCGTGCACGCCTTCAGCAATGATGCCGATGCCGCCCATGATGCGCTTGAAGCCATCGATCAGAGCGCCAAACCCTGACTTGAAGTCTTCCATGGCCTTGAGCAGCTGGCCGTTGCCGATGTCGATGATCTCCTGAAAGCGCTCAAACCGGCTCAGCAGCTCCAAGATCACGGCGAAGAGCGCGCCCCAGATGCCACCAGACTGAAAGCCTTGAATGCCGCTTTGAATCACTTGCCCCAGCTCTCCCATCTTCGAGAGCAGCATGTTTGCGCCGAATTGTAGGGCCCCGCTGATTTGCCCGATCGAGGCCTTTGCCGCCTGCTTCAGGCCCTGGGCGAACTCATGCATGCGCATTCGGAACTGACCGACCGTGTCGGTTCCGACGTCTTCCATGCCCTCCCAGTATTCTTGAGAGACCTCTCGAGCCTTCTCGAGGTCGAGCCCGCCGCTGCCACCGGCCGTTGAGACCTGACCAAGCCGTTGCCCTTTGACGTCGGGCCCAGCCCCGGCGAGCTCCTTTAGGTTCTTGATGCTGGCGCTGATGCCAACGTCGCCGCCGACAGCGCCAGATACGATCTTCCCGCCGCCGCCGCCGACGCCTGAGCCCGCCTGCCCGCGCTTGAACGCGCCGTTGAACTTCGACATCAGAGCGTCAACAGCGGGGCCCCACTCCTCGACGATGGTGTCGACGATCGTCTCGCCCATCTTCTTTCCGAAGGCGATCCCGCTCTTGAAGAACTCACCCGACTTAAGGTCGCCAGCGAGCCCCTTGAATGCGCCGCGGAGCCCCTCGACGTCGACGAAGTTCGAGCCGGTGAGCTTTTGCACAGCGTCGACAGCGTTCAGCAGCGACTGAACCCAGGCTTCGACAGAGTCGACCAAGAAGTCGAACACCTTCGAGACAAACTCGCCGAATTCGCCGAGCCCGCTGGCGATCCCGTTGATCACGCTGTCGATGACGTCGCGTATGCCGCCCCAGTTCTGGCGCCATGCCTTATGCAGGAGCGTCACCCCGACGATGATCGCCCCAATGACCGCGACAAGCGCCACGAGGTTACCAAGGCCGATCGCCCCGATTGCCTTGGTCAGCCCGCCGAGCACTCCCGCTACGGTTCCGCCGAGCTGAGCCACACGACCAAGAACCAAAGCGACGGCGCCGACCTCTGCAGCCATCATCGCGAAGTTGCTGATCGCTGCCTTTTGGGCGGGGGTGAGCCCGTTGATGTAGTCGGCAAGCGTTCTCACCATGCTGGTGAGCTGGTTCACCGCGGGCAGCAGCAGCTGCCCGATCTGCTGCGCCATCGCGGTGAACGAGTTCTTCAGCCGCTCAAGCGACGCGGCGATGCCGCTGTCGATGCCCGCCCCGGCCTTGAGCATGGCACCAGCGAACGCGGTCAGCAGGCCGCTCACCTGCGCGACGTCGCTCGCGGCCTTCTTCACTTCCTTGCTGAATTTTTCTACAGACTTCAGGCCTTCCTGCAGGCCTCTCACGAGGCCCGAGGTGTCGGCCCGAAGCGAAACGAAAAGAGAGCCGACCGAGAGAGCCATCGCCTATCGCCCCATGCCGCGGCGCTGGCGCCCCTTCAGGCGTTCACGTGCCGCGTCTTTCGAAAGAGCTCGGCTCTTTGAGGCGCCGACCTCTGCGCGCTTCTCGTCGAGGGCTTCTTTTTCGATCTTGAACACCTCGATCCACTCCCAAAACTCCTCAGCCGACAGCGTGTCTTCGAGCTCGGTAACTGTGCGCCCGATTTCTCGGGCAATTCGAAAGAGAGCTAGGCGGTCGAGCTCTTCCCGCCTGAGTCTTCCCCCGCGTCGTGCGCCTGTTGAACGAGTCCGAGTGCGGCGTTACCGATGGCGGTGACAAGGTCGTCGGGCAGCTCGGCTGACTTTTGAAGGTCAAAGTCGGTGAACACCCGGTTGCCTGCGTCGTCGACCGTGACCTGGGGCACCAACCACATGAAGGCCTCGAGTGCCTTCTCGGGGTTCACTTCGTCTTTCTCCTTCTGAATCCCGAGCTTTTGAAACAGGGCCCGCTTCTGACCGATGGTCGGCATGCGCACGAAGAATGTGCCGCTGTTCCACTCGACCTTGGCTCGCTTCCAGCCGCTGGCTTTTGTTGCCAGCTCCCTCAGTTCCTGCGCGTTCATTTTTGCTTCGCCTCCGTTGGTTAAGTGCCGAAGCTGGCCGCTGCTCCGCGACCCTGCGCCGACAGCATCCACATCATTGACGTCGTCAACAGATCTTCGAGCGAGGCCTTGTCGTCGAGGCTCTCGAACAGCACGAACGCGACGAAGTAGTTACCGCCGCGGTTCACCTCGAGCATTTTGGCGGTCGCGCCCGTGAGGTAGCTCACGAGTGATTGCGTGCCGCCGGTGCCGGTGTCGAGGTCATCGAGCGGGTTTGCCAAAATCTCGAAATCGCCCTCGCCCTGCAGCAGCAGCTGGCCAAACTGGCGCCAACCGGAGCTGTCGAACGTGGTCTTGTCGGCAAGCGCCGCAGAAACCTTGATGCTGTAGGCCCTGGCTTCTGGCAGCGCCAGCATCGTGAAGTAGCTACCGGTCACGGTCACCGCTCCAGATGGCGTGTAGCCGCTGAACGTGACGATGCCGAAGCAGTAGTCGAACGTGTAGAGCGTCGCCGAAACGGGGGTGCCGCCGTCCTCTATGGTGATGGCTGCTGTCGGATCCCACCGCCGACGCGACGTGCTGGTGACCTGATACCGACCACCGCCAAGGCTCGACATGGCCTCGTCGGTCACCGCGTTTGCGGCGCCTGAGACCTTGAGAACAACGTCTTTGGCCGCGAGTGCCACGGCTCGTTACTCCGCAGTAACGGCGCCGGTGACCTTCATCGAGCAGGAGAACTCGGCGATGCCGTCGACCGAGCCCTTCTCTTCGTAGCTCTCGATGACCACCTGCGCCTTAAAGCCCTTGGCGCCTGAGCTCCCGCTCGGGTTGCGGTGCAACGTGCACCAGAGGTCGGCATACGTGAGCAGGCTTGAGCGCAGCAGCGACTGCGGAGCGTCGCCCGCTTCGACTTGGCCGTCGAATGACACGTCAGCGCCCTTCAGCCCCTGAATGAAGGTGTGCCACCCTGAGGTGTCCTTGAAATCGGTGGTGTCGAGCAGTTCGCCGTTGATTTTGATGTTGAAGGCGTTGACGCCATCAGCTTCGTCGCCGCTGCTCGCCGAGCCAGAGGTGGCCTTGAAGTAGACGACCGAGGGGTGTGCCGCGAGTGCCATTGTGGTGCGCCTCCGAGAGTGCCCTCAGACTCGGCGGCGGCATTCACACGAAAAAACGCGCTACGTGTTGTAGCGACACTCGAAGTTCATTGACCACTGCGGGCGGCTGCCGTTGTCGTCGCCCAGAGGTTCGGGCTGAGACTGCATGGCAAAGAGCCCAAGATAGCCGCCCACGCTGGCGAGGTGCAGCAATGCGTGCACGTCGCGGGCGATGGCTTCGGTCGATGCGTGCTCGAACGCTGCACCGCGCACAAACACCTGCACGGTAGGTCGATACGTCGCGGCCCGCGAGCTCCCGAGCAGGGGCTCGGGCGCCGTGCCGCCGGTGTTGAGCACAAAGACCACCGGCGAAACTTCATCGGTGAGCGGCAAGACCTGCCCAGAAAACAGGTTCACGCCCGCTTTGAGTGTGATGGCGCCAGCATCTGACCCGTCGAGGTAGTCGACCAGGTCGACCGCCGGGTTACGCATCGATGTGGCGAACGTGGTCGACGGCAGAGAAAACGTGCCGGAAAAGTAAGCGGGCAGGGCGCCCGCTGCACCGTCGACGCGGTAGGCCCGACCCGCGGCGAGGTCGCTGGCCGTTGGGGTCAGCGCGTAGAGGTAAGGCGAGTGAACAGCCGAGAGCCCCGGAGCGGTGGCGCTTGCCCCGGCGCTGGTGCGGTACTGGCCCACGGTTGCGGCTGCACCCGACCAAAGCCCTCCGAGCTCGTCGGTGAACCAGACCACTGCGAACGGCGAGCGCTCGGGGTGAATCGCCCCGCCGACATACCGAGGGAAGGCGTTGACCCCGCCGTCGACGAGATAGGCGGTGCCCGTCTCGACGTCGGCGCTCGTCGGTTGAAAGCCGTAGAGCCCTCCGCCGAGCTCGGTGAATGTCGGCTGCGTTCGCGCAACGCCTGAGCGGTTGGCGTAGTCAATGAACGTAGGAACCACCCCGGTCAACGGGGCGCCGGTTGAATCCCACAGCGAGAAGGTGACCAGGTCGGCCATCGTCTCACCGACCCACCCAGCTGCCGTATGGGTTCGCGCTCGTCGGAAAAACGACGGGGCTTGACGCGACGAGCGACGCCCAGCTCGTCGTCGCGCCGTCGACGGTGATGTCGGCCGTGTAGCCGCTGATCGTCATGTTGGCGGCCACATAGATGCGACCCCCGAGAACCGCTTGCAGCCCGGTAGTTTGTGACCCGGTGCCAGTGATGACGGTCGATGAGCTGTTGTTCGTGAGCTGAGCGCCTTGCGCGTAGACGCCAACCGGGC